GATCACATCGCCCGCATGATGGCAACACAGGCAGGTAATGACATTGAAGACGTAGTCCTCAATGGAACAGGTTCTGGTTCTGGCTTAATGTCAGCTTTCCAGGGCGTTGTTGCAAAATCTAAGGCTTCTGGTCATGTTGTAGATGCAGCAGGTGCTAACGTATCTCGTGCAGCTTTCAACTCAGCCCTTAAGGCTCTTCCACGTAAGTACAAGCAACGTCGTACAGACCTTCGCTTCCTTGCAGGTTCCAATTTGATTCAGGACTTCCTGTACGCAAATAGCATTGGAACTAACCAAACAATTCCACAAGATATCGCTTCAAGCATTATCCGTGGAGATGTCGCACCACTAGGTGGTCCATCTGGTTATGTGGCTCCATTCGCATTCGGTATTCCGATTGTTGAAGTTCCACTTCTTCCAGAAACACAAGCTGGTGATTACACAGGCGCATCAGGTTCACATGGTGACATCCACTTGACATTCCCAAATAACGTAGTTATTGGTATCAAGCGTGACGTTACAGTTTACCGTTTCTTCTGGCCACGTAAGGACTCTATCGAGTACACAATGTATACTCGTGTAGGCGTTCAGATCGAGCAAGCAGACGCATGGGTAGTTGTTAAGAACGTTAAGGTCGCTTCCTAATTTATAGGATTTAGATCTGCAAAAAAGCCCCCTAAATTAATTTTTGGGGGGCTTTTCATTTAAATTTCTTAATGCTATAATTGATTGACGAGAATAAGGAGATTTACATGTCATTTGAGACATTAAAAGTATCTGAACTAAAAAAGGTAGCCGAGGACTTCGGAGTTGAAATCGACGGCTTAAAAAATAAAACAGACATAATTGCAGCACTCTCAGAAGAGGGAGTCACCTGGGCGGTATATCAAAAGACCGTAAACGATTTAGAAGAGGCAGAAGACATGTCAGTAGAAGTTCTTCCTAAGTTTGATCCTAAGAAGGAGCAACCAGAAGATACAGTTTTAGTTAAAATGGAAAGAGATAATTTCCGTTATGACATTCAAGGGTTTACATTTACGAAAGAGCATCCATATATTGCTATGAATAAAGAGCAGGCCCAAGCAATTTTTGACAAGGAGGCAGGTTTTAGATTAGCAACCCCTAAAGAGGTTCAGGAGTTCTACCACTAATCTAAGCCTATAAAATGGCAGAGATATTAATTAAGAGTCAGTCACCAATTACTCATCAGGTTTTCTGGAATGGTGATATTGCTATACCAGATAATATTCCAGTAGCAAAATTGTATGACATAACTAATGATCCAGCAATTAGTCCTCCCATTAGCCCAACACATTTATTGGCATCATTAACTTCTGTGGCGGACGAAAATAACCCTGGCACATATACAGTTAATATTCCATATCAATATACAAACCGAAATAAGACTCTAAGACTTGTATGGGAATATGAAGTTAGTGGAACAGAGGTTGAAAGATCTGATGAAGTATATGTTGTAACTCCATATGTTGATTTTAACCATGTCCAGGATCTTGGCTTTAGCATGGATTCTTCAGATCCAAATTATAAGTCATATAAAGAACTTATTCGTGCTGAAAGATATGCTCGTAAACAAATAGAACAATATACTGGTCAAAATTTTTATTTGTATGATGACCTATATGTTGTTTATGGTTACGGGTCAGACATACTCCCTTTGCCAGCAAAATTAAACGATTTGCACGAGCTATACGCAAACGATGATTTACTTTTAGATAATATAAATGAAATAAATAATTTAAGCTATAATGTTTTAATATCAGAAAGCGGATACGGAATAAGAATTGATCGTTCTAGCATAGTTGATAATACTGTATATGTAGCAAACGGAATGGTTCCTCCATCAATATATGATATCAATGGAGTATTTCAAACTAATGTGCCATATAAAGTTCAAGGTAAATTTGGTTGGGAAAAAGTTCCAGATGAAGTCGAACTTGCAGCCATAGAACTTATGAAAGATTACTTTGCTAAGGACACCGTATGGAGAAACAAATATATTAAGAACATCTCTACATTTGACTGGGATTTCGAATACACTTCAGAAGCATATGCTGGTACTGGTAACGCATACGCTGACAGACTGCTTGCTGACTATGTAATGGTTAGCAAGGTTGAGATAATTTAATGAATGATCTCATAGACTCAGTGTTGTCTATGAAACTAGATGTTTATAGACAGTCAGAAATCCAAGACGCTGATACTGGAGCAATTAAGCGTGAATGGAATTATCACAGAACTGTAGATTGTCACGCAAAAGGCGTAATTAGCAACTCAGCAACAACTAGATCTAGCGATAAGCAGGTCTTTAGCAATAAGTATATGAATGATCAGATTATTCAAGTTAGAACATCTGAAAAACTTACTATGCGTGAAAAGGTAACAAATGTTAGAGATGCAAAAGATAATGTTATCTGGGCAGAAACAAATTTTCCAACAGAAACCCCAACAGTATTTGAAGTAATAGGAACAACTCCAATCACAGATCCTTTTGGAGTAGTGTTAGGATATAACTCATCTATGAAGAGATCGGAGAACCAGCAAATTGGACTCTAGTGTAATGTTGATGCAAGCATCTAGCGGCCTAGAAAGACTTATGGCTGGCAATCAAAGCGGTGTGTTAAAAGATAGCACAGTAGCTCAGATATCTGCATACCTATATTACAATGCCAATGTTATTGCTAAATTAACAGAAAACAAACAGTTTCAAAATCAATTTTCTAAAACAATATTCCAGCAAATAGAAAAAGATTTTGGTGAATATATTGATGCAAAAGCTAGAACTTCTCCTCGATCTTTACATCACGTTTATGAATGGAAAAAGGTTGGAAATAAAAACGGTAGACTTTTTGGACTAAGTCTTATTTCTCAAGATGGACTCTCTTTTAAAATAGCTACTTCTTTTAAACCATCACGCTCACTTGTACCATTAAGCGGTGGAACAAAGCGCAGACATACATTTATAAATAAGGCTAGTGTAATGGAAGCGGGTATGCCATTAAAGATATCTCCTAGAAATGCTACCAGGCTAGTATTTGAATCTGATGGAGAAACAGTATTTATGCCTAAAGGTGCATCAGTTATTGTCAAACGTCCAGGCGGACCTGGAGTAAAGAATCAATACTTTTTAGCACACTCTAGATTTTTTTCAGGACAACTTGTAAATCAATCAATTAAACGATCTGGGTTTCAAAGAATATTTAATGCTGGGATGGCAAAGGCTTTGAGGCTTCCTTCTGGAATTAAAAAAGTTCAATATAAGTTTAGTCCTAATTTAGTTAGAAGTCAGGCAGACGCATCGCTTGCAGCAGCATTTGGAGGTGTTCTATGACAGCTAATTTTAAATTAGACGCAATGTTAGAACTACGTAAATTTTTGTGGAATGAATTAAAAACTCGTAATATATTTGACGATGAAGATTATTGGTCAGATAACCTAAATGAAAATGTAGTCCCAATTGTTCCAGTTCAGCAGACCGCTGAAATGAATCAATTTTTGAGCGGGAAGAAGCATATAGTCTATGACAAGATAGGCATGTCCTATGAGGATAATTGGATGATATGCTGTGAGCAAATCCTATTTACTATATACTCAACAGACTTCTCGGAAATTAATGAGATCAGAAACTTTATGACAGACCAATTTAGACGTATGGATGAATCTGCTAGGGATATAAACAAGTGGTCTGGACTATCAGATAAATTTAAATTCCACTCCATATTTGTAGCAGACATTTCTCCAACTGCACCATCAGAAGAACTTCAAGGGTTCTTTTCTGCAGAGGTCATTTTAGAAATCAAATACTCAAGGATTTTAGACGGCGTGGGTAGATTCCTCTAAGGTTTGCCTTTTGACCCTTTATGGCCTAAAATTAGACTACAAGAGGAAAGAAGCCTAGCCAGCTTGATTAAAATTTAATAGACAGAATTCCAGGAGGTGGAAATAAAAATATGGCACAAAATACAGGTAACGCCAAAAATATTCTCGTAGGTGCATCGCCACTATTCGTTTCGAATCTTGACGTAACATCTAGCTCATATGTAGAAAATGCAGAGCCAGGAACAACAGCAGCAGGTGCGTTCGTATCAGGACAATCTTATACAACAACACTTAATGCTATTACTCCAGCATCTACATTCGCATATCGCAACGTAGGATTTACCAACAATGGTCTTCAGATTACATATAATCCAACATATGATTCAGTAACCGTTGACCAGCTTCTTGATACAGCTAAGCTGTTCAAGTCTGCTATGGAGGTTATGATTGCTACTGAAATGTCAGAAGGTACTCTAGAAAACGTTCTAGTTGTATTCGGACAATCAGATGATCCAACATCAAATACAATTTCAAATACAAATACGATTATTGAAGATGCAGGATTCTCAGCAGGTACAGTAAATACAAAGAAGACACTTGGTCTCGCAGCAGGTGCTCTAGGTATCGCTCCAACAGAGCGTCAGCTAGTTGCAGTTGGACAAGCTCCAACATCAAATGCTACAGGTACTGAGCGTGTATATTATGCACGTCGTGTTCTTTCTGTTCAACAGTCACAGTTCTCTTTGGCTCGTTCTACTCCAACAACATTTCCAGTAACCTTCCGTCTCCTTCCAACCGCTATGAGCGGCTACGAAGGACAAGAGTACGGTAAGATTATTGACCGTGTATTGGCATAATAGCTAAATAAATGTCGGAGGCCCCCGAAAATTCGGGGGCTTTCTGCTTGTATATGTAATACCATTATGTTATAATAATTTAGACTATCCAAGGAGGATAAATTGGCAACTACAGTATACAATGTAGAAGAAATTCAACTACAAAATGGGCAAACAGCAAAGCTCAAACCACTATCAATTAAAGAACTTCGTAAGTTTATGGTAGCTATTCAAAAGACTTCCAATGTAACTACAGAAGACGAAACACTTACAATCCTTATAGATGCATGCGCTATTGCATTAGAAAAACAACTACCAGATCTGGTTAAAGACAGAGAAGCACTAGAAGATGCTTTGGACGTTCCAACAATGAACCGCATTCTTGAAGTTTGCGGAGGAATTAAACTTGACGACCCAAACCTTCTAGCGGCAGCGGTTCTGGCTGGTCAGAACTCGATTTAGCCGCATTAGAAGGAGAAGTTTTTCTTTTAGGTCATTGGAAGAATTACGAAGAACTAGAAGAAAATCTTTCAATGCCAGAACTTATAGCTACGCTAGAAGCAATGAAGAAGAAGGAACACGCAGATAAAAAGTTTCAAGCTTCGCTTAAAGGTGTAGATATAGGAGAATACGAAACAAATGAAGGAGGAACCAAGTTTGATGACATCCGTCTTAGAGCTGCAGGTATAAATGCTAGTTCAGACGACGTGGTATCACTTCAAGGTTCATTTGCAGCAGAAGCTGGATTTGGAATTGGTGCAGGACTTGGATACTCTAAGGAGTAATAACTAAATGGCTGACGAAACAATCAGTACCCGAATAGTCGCTAATGCAGACTTTTCAGCCCTTATCGCCGATGTGCATAAGGTTACTGCCAGCCTATCTAGATTACAAGAACAACTAGCCAACTCTAACAAGATGTTGGCTAATAATGTTGCGTTAATGAACCGCAACTTTGCTGACACATTAAGAAGCACTGGTCAGTATTCAACACATTTTGTTAGCCTAACATCAGATGTAGAAAAGTTTGGTAAAAACTTAGATGGTGGCAGGCTTAAATTAAGAGACTATTTTGGTACATTCCAACAGCATGTCAAAACATCTGGCGGGCTAATCAGAGAACTTGCTAGACAGCAAGTTGCTATGCAAAATGCCGTACTCCAGCCACTAGGTCGTAACTCTCAAGGGTTGATGCAATTCAATGTTCATGTCCCACGAGGCCTTGATCAGATAAAGAATAAGACTGCAATTGCAAGACAAGAATTGCAGATTATGAATCGTGTAATTCAAGATGGGGCAGTGCAACTTATTAACTGGGGTAAAAATACTCAATGGGCAGGCCGCCAGCTTACAGTTGGTTTAACTTTACCAATAGCAGCATTTGGTAAAGCAGCAGCTGATGCATTTAAAGTTGCAGATCAAGAATTAACTCGTTTAACAAAGGTTTACGGAGACGTTGCTGGAACTACAGCAGCAGAGCTTGGTCGTGTTCGTGAAGATGTCATTGCAACTTCTAAAGAGCTTTCAAGAGCTTATGGAACTAGTTTTACAGAAACTATTTCTTTAGCTGCTGACATTGCAGCAACAGGAAAAAAGGGGCAGGAACTTTTAGATTCAGTAAAAGAAACAAGTCGTCTAGCAGTCCTTGGTGAGGTAGATCGTCAAGAAGCTATGAAAGCAACGCTTGCAATTCAAACTGCATTTCAGCAAAATACTGATCAGCTAGCTGAATCAATTAACTTCCTCAACGCAGTTGAAAACCAAACATCGACATCCCTTGCAGATTTGGTAGAAGCTATTCCAAAAGCAGGTCCAGTTGTTCAGCAATTAGGAGGAGATGTTCAAGATTTAGCTTTATATATGACAGCTATGCGTGAAGGTGGAGTTAATGCATCAGAAGGTGCAAATGCATTGAAGTCAGGACTTGCAGCATTAATTAATCCAACAAAGCAAACAGTTGGAGTCATGAGCGATTTTGGTATTGATATTCTTTCCATGGTTAGAAAGAATACAGGCGACACAACAGCAATGTTATTTGACCTACAAGCCGCTTTAGATAATCTAGATCCTCTGCAAAAAGCACAAGCAATTGAACAGCTTTTCGGTAAGTTCCAGTTTGCAAGAATTAGTGCTCTTTTAAATAACCTGGGAAGACAGGGTAGCCAAACGCTACAGGTCTTAGACTTAATGAAGGTAAGCGCTTCTGATTTAGAGCAGGTGGCAGCACGAGAATTAACAGCAGTTACAGAATCTGCATCTGGTAAATATAAGAGAGCAATTGAATCTCTACGTGCAGATCTAGCTGGTCTTGGAGATCAGTTCTTAACAATTGCTACGACAATGATTAATATTGTAGATAAAGCCTTAAAATTTTTTGAAGGACTTCCAAAACCTATTAAACAAGCTATAACATTTTTAGGAGCATTAACTGCATTAGCTGGACCATTGATTATGATTACTGGTGTACTTGCTAACTTCTTTGGATACATTCTAAAAGGCATAATGCATATGAAAGCTTTCTTTAAGGGTGGAGAAGGATGGAAATATCTAACACCAGAAATGTTGGCGGCAGATAAAGCTGGTAAATTAGTAGAACAAACATTTTATTCAGATGCTAAAGCTGCAGCAGTTTTACAAACAGCCCTTCGTAATTTAATTGATGAATTTAGCATACTAGAAGCCAAAGCAAAAGGCGGCGCAATGGCGGTTAATCCAGCAGTAAGTACATTAGCTGGAAATGTAGTAATGGGCGCAGGTGTAAGAGAAGTTGTAGCTGGACACCCATTAGCAGGAACAATGGGAACTCGTGCATCAACTCATATGGTTCCTCGTGCTGGACTTACGGAAGAACAAAGAATGCAACAGACTATATTTGGTCTTGTTCCTGGATCAATTCCTGTAAATAGAAAAATTGGTGATGCGCCACAGATTTATATGAATCAACCTTTACCTCCAGTTCCAGGCTTAACACAAATTGGTGGGGTTTCAACAGGTGTAGTATCAGGAGAAGCAGCAAGATGGCATGCAATGATGGCTACCCTTGCAATGCAGTCAAAGGCTGAAATTGAAACATTAAAAAAACAAATTGCTACAACTGGAGTTGTAAGCAAAGACTTTATGCAACAGTTTGATGATATTCTTCCAATTGTTTCTGGAATTACAGATAAAGCAGCAACTCAATCTGCATTAATTGTTGCAGAATTACGTGCAGGTAAAATAAATATAGAGCAGGCTAGAGCTCAAATAATCTCATTAAATCTTGAAATTGAAAGAATGATTGGGTCTGCAGTTTCTGCACAAGCAGCAACAATGGGAAGAACAATTAACCCAACAATTGTACCTACTTTAAATCAACCAGTTGTTGATGCGTCTGGAAAGTCTAATATGCGTGAGCTGTTTAAGAAGAGTAAGACTCGTGATTTAATTGACAAAGTATCACGTTCTTTGGGAGTTAGAACTTCAGGCGCTGGATACAATATTGAAACAACTCGTCCAAAGAGAATGAATATGGGCGGATATGTTTATACAATGAATGACGGAAACATTGTTCCAGGACCAAATATAAATAAGGATGTTGTACCTGCAGTGCTTACTCCAGGAGAATTTGTTGTAAATAGAGAAGCTACCGCAGCAAACCTTCCACTACTACAAGCAATTAATAGTCAAAGTTCAAGTCCACTACCTATTGGATATATGCCAGCAGAAGTTACAAATCAAGTATTAGGAGCTTTTGGGCAACGCAGATCTAGAAATGCACAGGCTCCAGGAACACTAGCTGGACGTTGGGGCATGATTATGCCTCAAACAATAAATGATCAGCTTGCACAAAAGCTAAATAGCAAGGGTGCACTTGGAGCAGATCTAATAGAGTTGTTAAAAAATCCAGACAGGTTAATAGACCTAGATGATTTCTTAACCTACAATGGAGTAGACCCTAAAGAAGCTAGTATGATTAAAGCACAGGTTGCCAAGGATATGGCTTCAAGAATTTCTCCTTCAGGATACTATGCCGACGGCGGTTTTGGAAACATTGCAATGAATTCTACAGAAAAAGCTATAAGAGGTTTAGAGGCCAGATATCCAGGAATAAGTTTAAGATTTCAAAGAGATAGAATGACCCCTGGAAGAAGAGATACCCTACGTAGACCACGTCCTGGAGAAACTCAAGCTCAAGCAAGCGCAAGGGGTGGCGGAAGCCCAACTGGAATTAATTATACTGGACAACGACCAAGTAATTATGGTGCTGGTGCAAGGATGGCAGCTAGATTTGGAGAAGGCCAAGTATGGGGACACTTTGCAGATCAAGAATTCCAAAAGAATACGTCTATGCTCTCCAGAGCATTTGGATTTGCACGAAGAACTCCTAATTTAATGGCCATGAAGAATGCTGGCCCAAGACTTGGAAGACCTATGTCTTTTAGACCTGGATTATTTAGAAATTCTGGCGGAATGATTATGGGATATAATCGTGGCGGCATGGTTCAAGGATATAATCGTGGCGGCATGGCTGGAGGTATGGGTGCTGCTTTAGCTGGAACTGGTCTCATGATGGCTGGACAATCGGTGGGAGGAACTGCTGGATCAGCAATGAATGCTGCAGGATTAGCTATGTCATTTATGCCAATGCTGGGAACATTACCAAAAGTAGGCAAACTTCTGGATGAAACTCAAAATAAATTAATAAAACCAATAGGCCCAGCTGGAAGATTAGCTACCTCATTTACTGGAATAGCATCAAGGCTAACTGGAATGATGAAAATATTTGGACCAGTATTAAAAGGTATAGCAATGCTTGCAAGAGCATTCAACCCACTCACACTTGGAATAACAGCTACAATATTTGCAGTTAAAAAGGGAATAGATGCTTATAAAGCATATCAAGAAACTTTAAGAATTAATAGACTAGAATATGGCTTGTCTTCAGAAGCAATAAAAAATGCTGGTTATAAATTAACTGATTATAATGCTAATATAAAAAAAGCTATTGAAGATGCTAAAGCTCTTCAAGAAAGAAATAAAATGCTTTATGAAAGCATGTTCCAGGCTAATATTCCAATTAAGATGACAATTGCTGAGTATAAGAAATTGCGTGAAGAGGTTAAAAAGAAGATGCCTGATCTGATTGAATTGTTCAATCAAAAGTCTAATTCGGAAGTTAGGGATACTGCAACTAATCTAAAAGCACAATTCATGGCACTTGGGGATAATGTTGAAACAGCAACGG